TCGGAATCACGAAGGCGGATTCGGGCGATGCGGTCGAAATGGCCGTGATCGGCGTCGCCACGTAATACAGTTCCGCTTGGCAGTAGTAATCGACGCCTTCGGCGAACGTGATCGGCGGCGTCGCTGCCGCGCAAGCGGCGACAAAGGCCGAAAACGCCAGCACGGCGGAATTGGTCGAAGTGTTCACGGTGAATGACGTCAGCGGGATCTGCACGAAGCCCACGCTATACGGGCCGCCGCTGGTGGTCGCGATCTGAATTTGCAAGCCCTCCGGCAGGGCACCCGCCACGATGCTGCTATCGACGACGGTGATCTGCGACGGGGCGGAATAGACGGTGGTGGTCATGGACTCTCCTGTGCCGCAAGCTGCGGCGTGATTTCGGCAATCAAGGCGCTGAGCTGCGCTTCGTTGTCGTCGCACTCGACGAGACGGGCTGCAAGAGCTCGAGTAAGGCTTTCTCCGCCGTCCGGCGCGGCGGTTGCAGCAGGTTCGGATCGACCTGGAGCTGCGGGCAGGGGACTGCTACGGGCTGCGGTGTTTTGGTAGTCACGCAGGCTGGCAGTGAGAGCATCGATGCGGCGAGAAGCATCCGCCACGGCCGCGAGATACTGATCTTCAATCGTTGCGTTATCGGCAAGGGCCTTCTCCTTTTCGGCGGTGACAGCGGCGAGCGCGGCGGCGGATTGCTGCGCGATCAAGGCGCGATCCGCGTCCCACTTGACCTGTATTTCGGCCGCGCCCGCTTTGTGGCCGGCAAGATATGCGACAAACGCACCAACCAGGCCGAACGCGATCAAAGCAATGACGACGTACTTCATGACGAGGGCGCCTTCGTGGGCGGATCGCCGACCGGGTTTGCGGTCCAATCCCGACCATTATCGCTGTAGATTTTGAATACCCAAGGAGCCAAGCCGGTGACGATGGCGAAAATCGCCGCGACCGTCCCCGATTCCTCGACACCGCGCCCGGCCGCCGGCTGAGTGGTGTACCAGACCATGATGTAGGTCGTCGTATACCAGACGAAATAGCTGTAGCCGAGCAGCACCAAACGCGGAAACACGCGCCACGAGTCGAACAGCTCGGCAAAGTGCATCCAGGCAATTTTGCGCTCTGGCGTCATAACTTCCCGAACGCCTTTAACGCCATCACCACGCCGCCCGCCCAGGTGATGAGATGCGGCCACAGCGTCTTGAACCACGTATTGACTTTGGCGCCTTCCGCTTTCACCTTCGCTTCGAGCGCGGCGATGCGTGCCTCGACGTCCTCGGTCCAGCTCGTCTTGCCGATGGGGGGAACCGCCATGTTACGTCTCCTTCGTCAGTTTAGGATCGTTCGGGATCTGCAAGGCATCGCTCACCAGCGCCGTCGGCGGCAATGATAACCCTTGACAGATGAAATTTAGATAGTTTTGTGTGTTGTTTTCCGATGGCGGGGCATAAGTCGCGATGAGATCGGTCAGCGTCATGCCCCGCTCGGCATCAAGTTGCAGTTGCCGCTCAAGATCGGCCCAGCCGTCCGCGACGTCATCAATGATGCCGATGTCGTTCGGGCCTTCGCCGTCGTGGCTGCTATTGGGCGAGTGGCGCAAGTCCCCTGGATTGTTGCGCACCGTGGGGACGGCGCCGGGGATGCCGAACCCTTCCATGCGGGCAATGAGTTGGGCGAGTTTACTCATGCCCGCAGTTACGCCTGGATGCCGATGGTGATTACTGAGGCTTGCACCGCGTAAGTACCGCTCGCCATGGTCAACGTAAGTTGATTGGTTGACACCGAATACGTGCGCGCAGCCGCGACGCCGCTGCTTTGGCTGTTGATGACTTGGGGCGGCGAGATGCCATACATCATATTCACCTCGTCAAAAAATGCGGGTCCAGAGCCTGATTTGCCGGTGACAAACACCTTCGCGGCGATCGTGGGGATCGTTGCAATGACGCTGCCCGACGTAGTGACGCCCGCCGTCGTCTGTACCAGTTCCAGCCAATCGGAATTGATCGACACCCGCGCGCCCGCGCGTTTGGTGGTGAGCAAGTTCATGGCGCTTGCTGTGACCGTGCCCTGAAAATAAGGGCTGGTCATAAACGTGGAGTAATCATCGCCCATGCCGGTAACGCCGACGCCCGCATAGCCGCCGATGGTGCGGGTGTTCGTGACCGTTGCTAAAAGACCTGCTGGCACATTGGCGCGAACGAAAATGCCGTTCTCTGCACCAAAGCAGACGACGACTGCGCCAATGTTGAACCCACCTACGGAGTCGTTCGGCCCCCAATCGAAATAGCAGTTTGTGGGCACGCACGCCGCGGCAAAGGCAAACGGCGCCGCCGTGATTTGCGTGCCGGATTCGCAATGACCGATGAAGCGCAGCCCTTGGGGCAAGGTCGCCTCCAACGAACATACCTGGAGTGCCCCACTGGTGCCCCTGTTTTCCATGATAAGTTTGTCGCCGCCGCAGTTCAAAATCCCGGCAGAGTAAGCGCCGTTAGAATCGTCCACCATGAACGCGAACCCGGTTCCCGCATTGACGTTGCTCTGAAAATACCCATTGATCCAAATGTCCGCGAGTGCTCCCGCGGCGGTAAAGTGAAACAAAACCGCGCGCGTACCAAAGCAAGTGATTCCGCCAGCCGCCCCCTCCCACACCACATCAGTCATCGACACGACGGTCGTCTGCACGGTGGAGAATGCCGAGGTCACGCCGGCCGACGAGCCCGCAGCCACGAAAACGAACGCGGCAGAACTGGGATACGTGGCGCCCGGACGCAGTTGTTGCATTAAGCAGTCCTGGAAATGAATCTGCTCAGCGCCGGCATTCCAGATTCCAAAATCGCCATAGTGCGCGATCTGCACATTCTTGAAAGTGATGTCGATGCTGTAAATGCGCGGTCCAGATGGCGTTGCCGCAGGGGCGCCCGAGGCAAGCAGCAGCGCGATCTGCGGGCAGTTCGTGTATGTTTCGGCTGCAAATGATCCGGCTACGAACGTGAAGTTCTCAAAGTAGCCATACGACAGGGCTGTGCAATCCCAAGCGTTCCCGATGTTGTTCTGGCCTGCCGCATAAGTGATCGACGTATTCCCGACGCCTTGGCCGATGACGGTAAGTCCGCCGTTGGTCCCGGTCAGAGCGGCATTAACTGCCGAGCAATTCCAAGCGCTGGCTATTTCTATTTTTCCAGCGGGCAGGATCAATGGGTTTTTGCCATACGCTGCCACGACCGTTGCGTTGTTGAGCGCAGCGGAGTTCACGCCGCCAGTGTCCGCTTGTCCACTCGTCCACGAGGCAATGTAGCGCAGGAAATACCCCTCCGGGTATTGGAGATTGAGCGGCGTCACGCCAGCGGCAGTTTCGTTCGCCGTTTGCGGGTAGAGTATGTCGCCGAGGTAACTCGCCGTCAGCAGCGTGCTAAGGTAGCCGGGAAGGTACGAGGTCAAATACGCCACCGTAATGAACCCCGGCACGTTGTCGGCATAGCCGCACTGATTGCCGCCGCTGTCGGTTTCGATGAACTTGTACGCAAGCCCAGGAGTCAGCCAGATCGGCGCCTGGCCGATGGCATTCAACGGCACCGGATTCTGGTTTGGCGTGGTCAGCGTTGCGTCGGTGTAGGTCGCGATCGGCGTCGTCGTGCCCGCTTGATAAGTGGCCACGAAGCCGAACGCATTGAGCGCGCCGTTGCCGGTAAAGCCCTGAAAAATGAACGGCGGTGAGGGGACGCCTGTGGTCATTATGACATGTCGTAGTTGATCGTCATCGAAGTCGGCAAGCCTTTGGTCCCTGATGCCGTAAACACCCCGCCCGCGGCGCCTAACGACAGCACGATGCTCGCGCTTCCCGCGGACACATCGGCAGTCCCGAGTTGAATGGTCCCCGAGTCAATCACCTGCACGAAGTAGTTGGCGAACACGGTCGCGGGCTGAATGCCAGCCGGCAGTCCCGTGATGCTCATGGCGTTGGTCGTCGAGGTGCCTGTCACTGCGTTTTGATTGATGAGCGTCACCTTGTTGCCGCTGCGATACCACTTGAAGGTGATGGCGGGCGGTGAGGCAAAGCCGGTGAGCGTCCCCGTAAAGCTGCCGGAAGTCGGCACCTGCGCGGGCGAGGAAAACAGCACCCAGTTGCCGTTGTTGTACACCACTCCGCAAATCTCGTTGGCGACAATCACGTTGGCAGAGAGCGGCGAACCCGTCTGAGTGACAATCGGCGCGGGCGTGGTATAACTCGACCCGTTGTTGAACGAGACGCTCAACGTGGACGCGCCCGTATTGGAATTGGCCGCGGTGAAAAAAACAATGATGCCGTTGGCGAGCGCGGTCACGTTGGCGGTGTAAGACACGATATAAGCGTTCACCACGCCGCTATCCACGCCACCGTAGAGGGTGAGCAGTTGGCTGTTGAACACCTGATCGGTCGACTTGATCTGATTGCCATTGGAATCCGCCTCGACGATTTTGTAGCCGGTGTTGGGGAGCAAGTACAGGTTCATCTCGCCGCGCGCATTGAGCGTCGCGGGATTGCTGTTTGGCGTGGTGGCCGTCCAGTCGGTCCACGTCGCAATCGGCGTCGTCGTGCCCGCCTGATAGGTCGTCACGGTGCCAAAGGCATTCGGGATGCCGGTGGACAGCCACGACTTGAAGGTCATGGTGGGCGCTAAATAAGCGTTCACCGTCGTCATGTTATAATCGCGCGCATGTTCTGGTTCGCCGTCATCGCGTTCCCTTTAGGCGTCCTGTTTGGCATGGGATACCGGCGCCTCGTGACCGAGATCGTCGTACTGATCGGCATATCGGTGCTGCTCGTCAAACTCATGGCTTAGTCCGCAAGTCCTCAAGGCCCGCGCCGGGCTTGAGCGCATCTTTGGCGAATTTGTCGCCAGCGAAAATCTTTTTGCCTAGCCCGTAGGCGCCAAACGTCTTGGTGTTGAGCGCATGTTCCGCCGCGCCCTTGGCCGCATTGATGATGACGCCCGACTTGGGATAGTTGACGTAATTGCCAGCCGGGGCGACCTTCGCGCGCGTGATGGTGCGCCCTAACGATTCCAGCGCATCGCGCGTCTCGGGCGTCACCAGCGAGTCAATCTTGGGCTCAAGGTTGCGGAGTGCCCCGTTGTAGCCGTTCGGGAGCACTTGGCCGTTGGCATTCACGGCCGCTTTCCTGATGGCGTTCAAAGCGTGTGAGGCAATCGCGCCTTTGGATTCGTCGCCGAGCTTTTGCAGCATCACGTCGAGATTGGCCTTCGGAGCGTTCAGTGCGTACTTATCCAAGAATTTATCCGCGAGCGGCGACGGTTCGCCTTGCTTCACGTCATCCTCGACCGCCGCGCGATAAGCGGGATCGCGCTCAAGCGCCTGGAAACGGGAGCGGGCCGCGGCGCGGGCGGAGTCGGCCAGTTCCTTGAGCGGTTCGGCCGCGGCGGAGAGCGGGAGCTGTTCAAGCTGGTCCCTGACGATGCCAGCCGCTGCCGCCTCGCTGCCGCCTTGACGCTGCGCTTCGGCCAGGCGGCTGCGGGCGGCCTCGAAGCGCTCGAAGTCCAAGGGCTCGCCCGCGCGCAAGGAGGACAACAGCTGTTGGGCGGGCGGCGGCAGACTCGCGGTCAACAAGTTTTTATGAAGCAACTTGTCGACGTTATCCACCAGCGCGCCGGTATCCATCGGCACAGTGCCGCCGTTGGCATCAATGAGCGCCTTGTACTTCGCCGCAATATCGGCCTTGATCGGCTCATCGTAGGCTTTCAGCGCATCGACGACCTGCTGGCCGTTCTGGATGGCATCGTTGCCGACCGTCGTCGGGGACGCCTCGCGGCGGATATTGTCGATGGCGTCGATCATGTCGGTGTTTTGCTTCTCGAAATGCTTGACCAGGTTCTTGTCGGTGGAGTTTTGCTCCTCGGAGAACTGGATGGGATCGCGCGTCGCCTGCCCGCGCGTGAGCTGTACGCCGTGGCTGTCGGCCTCGACATGGGCAACGAGCGCATCGCGGTTCACCGCGCCGCCGGTTTTCTGCGCCGCTTGCACGATGGCGTCCTTGAGTGCGGGCGTGGTCGAGGTGAGATTGGCCGCAGCGCCCGCCGCCCCCATCGACTGCCCGGCCCCCGCCGCATCCGCAATCCCCTGCGCGTCTGCGGGATTGATCGGCGCTTTCGGAGTGAGCGATCGGGCCCCTATGAACCCCGGCGCCTGGCGCACGGCTTCCTCCACGCCCGAGCGCAGCGGGTCCGTCACCGAGGCCGGCACGCCCATGGCCGACAGCCCCGATTCGTACATCCGCCCGGTCGCCCGCGCGGCCGCGCCGACGGTCTTGTCTGCGGCAGCCCCTAGAAGCCCCATCGTCGCCTTACCATAGTCCGTGCGCGGCGCATAGGTGAGGGCATCCTCGACTTCGCGCTTAAAGCCCGCAGGATCGCCGTCTTTGTTGCCCGTCGCGACGTCATATCCTGTCGCGGCGAGCCCGGCTACGTCGCTAATCGGCTTGGCAAGCGCCCCCGTGAGGGTCGATAGGATGGGCTCGACCGCCCCGCCGTATAGGTTCTTGGCCCGCCCGGCGAGGGAGGAATCCTCCGCCTCCTTGGCCTTTTTGCGCTCCCGTTCGGTGCCCATTTGGCGTAAAGCGGCGTCCACGTCCGGGTCGCCCGTCGCTATAGGCCCGGAAACCGCCTCAGGTGGCGCAGGAGCGCCCGAAAACGCCGCATCGACGTCTGGGTCACCGCTACTGGGCAAAGCCGCCATAGTGCTCTACGGCGTTTTTACGACGTACGAAGTCCGCCGCGTCCGCCGCGCTCGTAAAGTGCCGCCGAATGAACTCCTGCCGCTCGGCACCGGGTTTGAGGTTCTGGTAGGTGTACATGAGCGGATCGGCGTTCTGAGTGAGGGTGTCATCCGCCGCGCGCAGCCCCTGCGTGCCGCCGGCCGCCGCCGTGAACTTGCGCGCATTGGCGGCGCGCGAAAGGTTCATCAGCATGCCGCCTTTGACGTACTCGGCCGATTTTTTGATCGCATCCGGGACCATGGTGTCGGGGTCCGGGAAACCGCCAGCGATGATGGCCCTGGCCGAGTCGGACGGCGCATTGGCCGTCGCCAGCGTCGTTAACTGCGCGGCGGTCTTGCCGAGCAGTTGCCTCGCTGCCGCCTCCTGGTCCTTCTGGTCCACCGTGCCCGCGATATTGGCGATTTCTTTCGAGAACCGCCCCGTCCTGATCTGATCGGCGAGATTGGACACCTGATCGGCGAGCGTGATCGCCTGTCGCGAAGGGGCGACACTGCGGCTGATCTCGTTGTTGCGCGCGTTATCGTCCGCCGCCGAGCCGCTCGCGGTCTGCGTTGCCGCCGCTACTTTCACCGATGTGGGGTTCAATCCCGCTCCCGCGGCGGGACTTAACGCGCCGGTCATCGGGTTGCGGTTGATGATCTGCCCCGCCGCGTTGGTGGTGCCTTCGATCGGCGCCTTTTGCGTGAGACTGCCCGCAATGGTGGACAGCGCCTGCTGCAAGTCCGACGGCCGTCCGCTCGAGGGCATGTGCGTGGCGGCCGATAAGATCAAGCGGCGAAACTGCGGGTCAGGATTTTGCTCGAGCAGCGCATCCATGGCATCGATGACCTTCGTATTGTTCACTTGAGGGTCCGCCGCCAAGCTCGAAATGGTGCCCCCGATCACCTTGCGCTGCTCGGTGGTGAGGCTTTGCAGCGCCGTCCGGTTCGCCACCGCCTCATTCGCCCCCGACAGAAGCTGGTTCGAGATGGTCTGCCCATAAGTCGGGGCGACCGTTTGAATATCATCGGCCGCCTTGATGCGATCGAAACCGCCGTCTTGCGTCGTATAGCGCCCGGCCGTGACGCCGTTCTTGATGAGCGCCTGGGCGGCCTGCAATTCGGCGCTCTGCTGCTGCGCTTGGGTCGCCTCCGCTTGCGCCGACTGCTGCTGATATTGCCCCGTTTGCAGCGCCTGTCGCTGCTGCTGGATGCCTAAAATGGACGACATCAGCCCCAAGCCCTGTTGCGGATTGGGCGGCTGAATCTGCGCAGCGACGGGCACCATATCCGCCATTAGAAGCTGTCCGCCGCGTTACCGAAGGGATTGCCGCCCGAGAGCGCCCCGGCGCCAGCACCAGCACCTTGGCCGCCATACAGCGCGCCTAAGAGCCCCAAGTTACTCAAGCCGCTCGATAGCGAGTTGGCCGCGCCCACGGTCCCGGCGCCCAGGGCGGTCCCCACATTCGTCGCGCTCTGGCCGATGCTCGAGCCGAAATTCGAGGCGCCCGTCGCCTGATTGGACGCGGCGGCCTGCCCCTGCTGCGCAATGCCGGCCAAACGCGCGTAAATGTTGCCCTGCTGTGTCTGGTACTGGTTGAACGCATTGTTGAAACTTGTATTCGCGAGTCCCTGGTTGAAGCTGGTGAGATCCTTGAGCGCAGCGCCCGAGAGCGCGCCCTGGCCCGATGAATCGGCATTGAGCACGCCCTGCTGGCCCTGCTGGAGCTGAAACTGGTAGGCCGGCGAGAGCGATTGAAAGTTGGCCGCGGTGAACGGCGTGAGCAGCGAGCCATACCCGCCGCCGCTGCTCGACTTCGCCGTGCCGCTGCTGCCGGGCTTGCCGTCGCCGAGCAGGTAGTTCAGTTGGCTTTGCGCTTCTTGGCCTGCCTGACGGTATGGCGCTTCGTAGCCCGCCGTCTGGTTGTACATTTGCTGCTGAATGGCCTGCGAATTTTCGGCCGCGCTCGCCTGCGTGTTGGCGCCAATGATTGAACCGGCGCCCGAGATCAGGCTTCCGCCGATGAATGCGCCGGCGATTCCAGCTACGAAACACATGGCAGTCTTTTCTCCATCACGATGTCATCTCCCACATACCCGCGCGCCTTGAGCAGCGCATACATCGGCCCATCGACGTGCGTCGGCCAGCCGATGATCTGCACGTTGCGCTCGCGCATCGCGGCCTCAAACTTTTCTGCGACGATGGCGCCATAGCTGCGGTACTCCGGCTCAATGTAGGCCGTATCACAGATGGCGCATAAAATGTCCTTATGATGCAGGCTGTAGTACGCGAGGCCCAAGACATAGCCGCGCAAGCGGCCGTTCTCGCGCAGCGTAATGAGCGTCACGACGCCATTGGCGGCGAGCGCCAGATACTTCTCGACGTTCGGCTCGATGGCGAAGTCGCGCTCGCCGTAAAAGGCGCACGTGTCCTTCTTGGTGAGCGTCGATTCCTCCCAGCATTTCTGGCCGAGCGGCAGCAGTTCGTGCGCGATTTGCGGGGTGAAGGGCTCCGCCTCGATCGCGATGACGTTCATTCCATGCTTATCCGGTTAGCACCCATGACCGCTAGCCGTAGGGTGCTGCAATGTCGGGGTGGGGGGGCATCTAGTTAACCTCGCGAACAAAGACGCGCTTAGGGCGCAGATTTTTGGTGTCCCACACGCGCTTGCCGGTCCAGGAATCGGTGCCTTTGCCCGCCACCCGCTTGCAAGTCTGGCCCTTCGTCATGCCGACTTCGGTCCAGCCGTCACAGGCGTAAAGCGTGCCAGTGCGCGGCAGTTCAACGAGCGTTTCCCATCCCATCACGGCGTCACCGTAGTAGGTCAGCCAGTCGGCCAGCACCGTCTTGCGCCATGCCGCCACTACCCGCGCCGCGAAGTTGCCGAAGGGATAGCGCCGGCCCTGCTTTTCGATATGGAAGAACGTGTTGTTAACCAGATTGTTGAGCGGGATCGTGCGCCCAAAGAACGCCTCGCGACCGGGCAGGAAGCGTGTGGCCGACCCTGCCGCCGTCGCGCCGTAGATTACACCGTCAACCGACACCCGATAAATCAACTGGCGTCCAACAAAGCCCTTTGGGGCCGAGTAGTGCGCCGCCATCCAGCCCTGCAACTGAGGGTCAGACTTCGGGATGCGAATGAGGTCGAGCGATTTCATACAGCAAATCTAGCATTAGTTGCTGTGGGTGCTAACCGGATAAGCATGAGATATTGCTGTACCCAGCGAATCTTGAGGTTTTGCGCTTTCGTATTCATGTCGGCACCCAGGTGAGTGATGGCAGTCCTGTATAGGATACCGTCAGCGTATCGCCCTGGTTCAAGGGAAAGATGCCGGCCGTCTGCCCCGTCACCGTGGTCACTGAGCGGGTAAAGGTGATGGAACTCACCGTGCCGCCTTTGACGATGACGAAACCCTTAACCGGCGCGGTATACGAAAACGGCGACGCGCCCACCGCTAAAGTCGATTCCGCCGCGGGCGGCGTGCCCTGATATAGCCCCTGCCAAAAGCGATACCAAACCTTATTGGTCGCGCCCTTGGACAGCACGCTCTGATCGTAGGTGGGACAGCCTTGATAGCTCACAGCGCATCCTCGGATTCGGCAAACAGCGTGGCGCCAATGATATCTCTTGGCACGGGATCTGACATATTTACCTCATAAATACGGTCGCGCGCGCGCCCCAAACGGTTCCATTTGGCACGATTTCGCGTGGCTCCAGCCGCGCCGATCGAGCGCCAATACTCGTTGCTCCAAGTAAAGCCGCCGTCATTCGACCAGCGCAGCATCGCCTGCGGGCTTGAGCCCTGGCCGCTTTGCAGCCCCACTCCGGGCGTGAACTCGATCTGCAAGCTAGACTGGCTAACGCGGGTGCGGTCGTTGTCCTTCCAGATGTGCTTGCAGCGCCGCTGCGCCCGCAACGGATAGCCCGCATCGGTGTAATACGCGCGGCTCATCTGGTGAATCTGGCCGCTCTGATAATCGCCCACTAAGCGCAAGTCCTGCATGTTCATAAAGCAGTTGGAGCGGTCGCGGTGATACTGCCCGGCCATCGGATCAAACGACAAGCGCTGATGCCAGCACGGCTTTTGCAGATGAGCGGTGGCCGTATCGTCATAGACCCATGTCTGGTCCGCGGTCGGGAAGATCAGCACGTAGAAGCTATGACCGCCTTCCTCATACGAAAAGCCGATGGCATCGGAGACCAAAGGATAGCTCGCAATGGCAGTCTCGATAGCGTGATTGCTGATGCGCACCCAATCGTACTGGGACGATTTGATGACGACGTTTTCGCCTTGCTCGTTCTTGGCGAGCCAAACCAACGACGTATTCATTCGCGTGATCGAATGCTTGGCCGAACAGCCGATCTGTGGACCCACACCCGGCACGCGCGAGAAGGGGAAATTATTGTTCTGGCCTTCGTTGTTATACCAGACCTCGCTCGTGCGCTCGCCAATCATCCACGCCTCGCGGTTCATTTCGTACAGCGTGATGAGGTTGTCTGTACTCGAATCCTTTAGCGCGAAAAATGACCCAGGGAAGGTCTGCGTATAGGGAGTCGGCCCCGAACAGATAAAGGTCCGGGTGCCGGTTTGGTTCGCGAGAATCCAGCCCTCGATGAACAGCAGCCGGTCTGCCGGTACGACGCCGGGATCGGTGATCTGCCCAAAGGGCGCCACGGTGAGCGTGAGGGTCTCTGACGCATTGGTGCCCGTGGCGGTTGCGTTCATCGTGATGGATGGCGTGTTGTAGTTGATGCTTGAAATGTACGTGCCCGAAACGATATCGCCGCTCGAGCCGGACAGCGTTGCGGTGGGCGCGATGATGAGCCCAGCCGGCAGCACGCCCGGCAGCGTCAGCGTCGCAGTCCCGTTCGTACTCGCGATGAAGGTCACGGCATTCGTGACGCCGACGATGGCATAGTAATACCAAAAACTGCCATCGACGATGAACACGTAGCCGCCCTTCGCATTGCTCACCACGCCGTTATCGCGCATCACGACCGGCCCAGAGTTGGTCAGCAGCGTGCCCACCGCGGTCACGGCGAACTGCGCAATGGAGGTCTGCGTGGCCGGAACCGTTGCCGTGATGAGGTAGAGCGTATTGCCGGTGACGGCCAGCGCAAGCAATCCCCCCGGCAGCACCCACAGGCCCCTTACCGGGCCGGTTTGCGTGGTGATGATCGGGTTTTTGCCGGGCGCACCCAAAAGGGCAATCGGCTCCTTCGCGCCGTCCACTTCCGCCACTTCGATGTACCAGTTGATCGCGTTTTCCGCGTCCTGCAACGTCATCGGCGCCTGATAGCTCACGCCGACGATACCGGGATCGACGGCCTTCACGGCGTCATCCCGCTCTGCACGGCGACGCCGTTGACCCAATACGTCATCGGCGGGCTCGTCACCGGGTAGGGCGTGTTCGTGCCCAAGGTCGCGCCATAGATCGGCACGAACAGGGGAGAGGAAATGGTGACCGCGGGCGCTTTGTTCGGCTGCGCCGGGATGTCGCTCGCGCCGCCGTTATTGAAGCACGCGCCGTCGAATGTGTATTGCACGGTATCGAATGTGATCGCCACGCTGTCAAAGGTGGGATACGCCAGCGTAGTGAGCGTCGCAGCCGATGGCACAATGCCCTCGGTGTACAGCGTGACGCCAGATTCGGTGGTAAGGTCGACGCCGCCCTCGCTCTCGATCGGTTGCCCGTACAGGCTCACCACGCCAGCCTGCTGATTGACCGTGACGCCGATGTTGGTGACGTTGGCGGATGCGACGGTGCCCACCGAATTCGTCAAAATGACGTAGAAGCCGTTCGGCACGGTGAGCGCCGTCACCGCATAGGCCGTGCCGGTGGGCTCGGCGGTCGGGAATACGAACACGCCATTGGTGTTGACCGTGATCGTATCGATGCCGTCGGTGAGCTGCATACTGAGGCCGGCCGGCAGCCCGGTCATGGTGCCGCCAATCGCGTATGTTTGCAGCGTGAACGCGGCGCCGACGTTCGTCACATTGCCGGTGACGGTGCCTGAGCCGTTGCTGATGATTGAGGTCGTATAGGCTGGTTCCGTGACGACGCTGACCGCGTAGACCGTGCCGCGCGGCAGTCCCGTGGGAAAAGTGAACGCGCCCGCGCCGCTGAGTGTGATGGTATCGAAACCGTCGGTGAGCTGCGCGCCCGTGGCGTTGCCAGTGGCCGTTCCTGAAATCGAATACAGAGGCCCGGTCGTCACGGCGACGCCGACATTGGTCACATTGGCATAGCCGACCGTGCCCGCGGCGTTCGCAATGACCGTCGTATCGCCGCCCGGCTCGCTCACCACGGAGACCGTATAAGCGGTTCCCGGCGGCTGCGCCGTGGGGAAGGTGAAGCCGCCGTTCATGGTGATCGAGACGTTTTCGATGCCATCCGTCAGCACCAGGGTGCCGCTGGAGAGCCCCGATACCGTGCCGCCAATGGTGTAGGTCGGCGGCGTATAGGATGCCGTCTTGACGATCGCATCCGCAAAGCGGCCGATCTGCGAAGGGCCGCCGGCGCCGACGCCTTTGAAGGAGCGGTTCACTTGGCGCTCATCCAGCTATATACGGCCTGGGCGTAATAGGCATCGGACGTGCCGTTGCCCAATTTCGCGTTCTGCGGCGAGCCGTTTCCCGACGTCGTTTGACCCAAGAGCACCGGCTGCCCTGCCGAATTGAAGCTCCACGCCAATCCGCCGCGATTGTTGGTATCGAGCCAGTTGGTCACGGCATTGGTCCAGGTGGCATTGCCGGTGCTGTAATCGCCCCACTCGAGCAACATCCCCGGGAGCGGCAGTTGCAGAAATTGCGTCCACGCATCGCCGCCGGACGGCCCCGAGGGAGTTGCGGAATTGTTGGCATAGGGATGCCACGACACGGCGAGCTGCGCGGGATAGCCTTGCTGCACGAGAGGGTCGGTCGGGATGAAAAGCGGATTGTTGGTCAAAAACGACCAGCCGCCGAAATTGCCATAGGATGGATTGGTGTAATTCGGTCCCGAAATGAAGCACACGTTCCTGGCGCCGGTAGCGCGCACGGCATTCAATACCTGCTGGTGCCCGGCGATCGTCCAGTAAAACGTCCCGCCCGAATTATAGTTCGCCGGATAGGGGCCGCCGCCGGATAGCGTGATATTGGCGAAACCGTTCGGGCGTGCATTCGCATAGCCGTTGGTTCCCATGATCGAGCCCCATACCGCGTTGTTGCCCGAAATGCCGCCGCCATTGACGCCGGGATTGCCGATGGTGGGCTCGTTGAAGAAATCAAACGCGATGCCGCCCAACGATAGCGACGTGGCCGTGCCGTTCGGGCACCCATAGCGGGTGGCTAGCACCGTCCACGCGGTGATATCCGTGTCGGTGTTGAGCATCGCGATCTGCCCGCCGCCGCCATTTCCCGGCAGCATATACTTGCCGCCCACGTTCGGGCACGAATTACGAATGCCGACGATGACTCGCGCGCCGATTCCTTGACAGTAGGAAATGGCCTGGTCCAACTGTGCGAGGTAGGCGGAGGCCGTCATCCCCGCGATGTATTCGTTTGATAGGCCGGTATCGTACGTATTAACGCCCAAAATCGAGGACGAGCAGAGCATAATCCTGACGACTTTCGGGCCCCACTCCGCCATGATCGAAGGCAGGAAATAGCCCCCGCTCCACGAGTAGAAACTGTTTTGGCTTGCACCCGTGCCGGGAGAGCCAGCGGTGCCTTGCACGGTGTCCTCGTAGCCGTCGATGTTCACGCCATAGGGCTGCAAGACGTTGCTGTTCTCATCGTAGAACTGCGTGCCCGACACGAACATTTGCACGCCGTTGACGCCGCCACCGAAGGGCGGCCCACCGCCGCCGCTGGGAGAGTACTTCCCGAAGCTGAACGCGCTCGGGGTCTGCGGCACCTGCGCGATAGGCATTAGTTCAAGCTAATCAGGTCGCAGTCAAAAATCTGAATGCTGCTTGAGCCGGTCGCCGTGCTCCAGGCGCCACGCAGATCAATGGTATAGGCGTTCGAGTTGTCAAACACCGTGCACCCCGTGGTCACGCCGGTCGTCGTAGGCGGGAATACCCAAGCGCCCTGCGAAAGAGCCGTCGTGGAAATGCGCATGTTGGTGCGGATGCTGGATGATCCATAGCCAGTGGCAAGACAGGTCATTTCCGCATCGATCCAGATGCCATTTGACGAGTACGATGCGATCGTGCCGAGAGCGCCATTGGTATTCGTGCAGACTTGCGTCGAGCCGAACCAAATGGAATAGGTCAGCGACACCGAATTATTCGTCCCGCTGCAAACTCCCTTGGCGCTCAATTTGACGCGCTTGCCGGCGAACTTGAAGATGGCCGGGAAGTTGAAATTTTGCGTGTTGAAGCCCGAGGACAGCAGCGTCGTGGCGGAGGTCGCGGTGACAGCGCTCCCCGACTGCTGCATCGAGTAGATCAGTTCTTGCGCTGAATAGTCCGACATGGCGTTTATGCTCCGGTGACGAGATTGGTCCAGCCGCTGCTGGTGCCGTTGGTGTTGATGTAGGCGCGCGTCGTCGTCGATGAGCCGTCGCTGCGCAAATAGAGCGAGCCTTGCGGGGCGGCGATTGCCGGGGCGCCAATGCCGTAGTAGATATTGAGCGCACCAGTGAGCAGCGCAAAGTTCGCGTTGATGATCTCACCGGCCGCCTGCAAGGGCGTGCCCGTGCCATCGTTGGGATAGGTGCCGGTGCCAATGACGCCGAAAGTGTTCATAAGTTACTGCCGAAGCCGCCGTGCATGATGAAACTCGCATCCTTTCCAGACCCAGACATCAGGGCCGAATCGTAGCGTAATTTCTTTACCGGAACCTCATTTAGGCTCTTGATGAACGTGCGCGCCTCCCACGCCTGGCGCAGCAGCTCTTGATTCGGATTCTTGCCGTACTCCGGCGCGAGTTCGATGGCGAGCAGTTTTTTGAGCGCCCGCGCGTACCCTTGCGGCAGAGAGATGGTCTGCGTCGTCGTCAAAAACTCGCTCAAAATCACATCGGTGAAAAAGTACACCTGTCCCGCCGTCTGCGGATTGGGATACACCCACAGCGTGGCGTAGGGGTACGTCGGTTGCAGCGAGACCAGATACGGCCACGGGCCGGGCACGCCCTTATAGCCGATCTCGTTGTAGTCCTCGAAGGCCACAATATCGAACCAGTAATCGAGGCCGGTGTTGCCGGAGGCGGTGATGCGGGTATAACCGGGGCGAATCCTTAAAGGGCGCGCAATGGCGAAGTTGCCGGGGGCGGTGTAGGTGATCGAATCGCCCGTATAACTGCCCAACGCCGGGGCGCTCATCGTCACCGTCGTGCCACTTTGCGACACAATGGTCGCGCCGGCCGGGATCAAGCCCTGCACGTCGGTGAGTGTGCCGCCGACGGTCTGTCCGATGCCGTTGATGCCGGTCGTCAGGGTGAGCGTCGTAGTCACGTTGGTGATCGACGTGCTGCCCGCGGTCAGGTTGGCGACGAACGTCCCTTGACTCGGGTTGCCGATGGTGTACTGATACTGCCCCGGCGTCCATTGCAGGATATTCTGGTTCGATGTGAACACGAACAGTTTGTCGGTCGAGAGCGAGTCGAGCAGATCGTTGAGCGTCTGCAGCGCGTCCGCCGCGTCATTGGCGTTCACCGGCTCCCCTGCTTCGGTGACGTTGATGTTCCGCAGCGCGCCCGTGATGATGTCCAACGCGGTCGAGGTGACTGCGCCCATTATTGCTGTACTCCGGTGACGTAGGCTTTGCGCACCACTTGGCCGCACTTCGCGGACGCCTGTCCGTTGCCGGTGGGATTGGTCCCCGGCGTGGCGTACCGCGCTATCATGCCGTAATACGTCCAGATTGCGCTGCCGACGGACGCATAAGCGGTGTTGAATTGGGACTGCGAGGTGCACAGCGTCCCCGCGCAGAGCGGCATGATGAACGGATAGAACCCGGCGGCGCCTGGGCTCGATACGCTCCAGTCGTTCGTATTGAGTACGTTGTCCGTCTCCCACCAGTGTCCGAGCGAGTAGCGCCAATAACTCGTGATGGGCGAGTAGTAGGTGGTATTGCAAGAGCCGCTGAGCGGCGTGCCGGTCACGAACGGCGAGAGCCACGCGCATTGATAGTACGCGGCGTTATTGCCACCGGCCAAAATCGACTTAAGCGCGTTGCTGCCGAGTACGGTGCGCAGGAACAGGGCGTAATGTGCCGGGGTCTGATAGATGCCGCCCGCGATCATCGGCTGCGTGAACGTGCCATAGGCGGTATACGGAGCGGGATAGGCCGTCGGGTTGATCGTGGCAAATTCCTGCGCATACGCCGCATACAGCGCGGAGCCCGCGAGCGTGGCGACGCCCGCCGGGTTTTGATTGATCGCGTGGACTTGCTCGTGAGCACCGTCGTAGTCGAAATAGCCCACGGTCGCTGGCACCTGGTACGTGTTCGGCTGACTCGGCACATTCACGCCGCACTGCGCGCCGCAGAAGGTCGGCGTATTGGTGGTGCCGCCAGGGCTCGCGGCGCAGGAGAAATTGGGGACTGCGGTCGCGCTCACGCTCCCCGACGCGGTGGCCGTGATGGCCGCAAAGCCCGACCCCGCGGGCGTCGCGGATAGCTCAAACTGCGCGCCGGTCAGGTTCGTGCTCATGACGTAATACGTCGTGCCGGCCACGAACGGCGTGGGCACGGTGCCCCCGAGGGTCACGGCTTCGTTGGAATAGTAGGTATTGGTCGCGGCCCACAGTGCCGAGCCGTTGCTAATCGTCGCCGTGATTGCGGACAGGCCGCTCGGGCCGATGCACTGCGTCCCGACGGTGACGCTGCCCATGTTCGTGTACCCGTCGCTAAAGGTGAGCGCAGACACATCGGTTGCGGTCAGGTTCGCAAGTCCCCCGCGCACCGCGGTGACCAGCTCGGCATACTGCCACTTCGATGCGCTGTCGACGTTCATGCCGGTGGTCGCGTTCCACGTCGTGCCGCTCGAGATCGACCAGAGCGCGCCCGAGGCGTTGCCGATCTCCGCATAGAACGGGGAGATGGCCGTGCACAGTGCGTTATTGAGCGCGGTTTTGCCCGCGGCGATGCCGCCGTTGTTGATGGGCTGGCTGTAACCGCCGCCGCCGCCACGCAGCAGCAGCCACTGCGCCTGCGCACTGCCGGCCAAGAGTGCCGCGGCGAGCGCCGCTGTGCGCAGAAAATCCCTCATTGGATGCAGTGATAGGTGAATTTGTCGCCCGTCGCGCTCGCGTTGACGATCGTCAAGGCAGTCGTCGAGGTCGTGTAACTTGTCGGTGTCACACCGCTCGGACTCGACACCACGCAATCCGGCGCCGTGTTGTAGGCCGTCTGGAACGTCAGCGTGCAGCCGGTCGCGGTGGTGCCCTCGGTGATCGTGCCTTTCGTATCGGTCGCGGTCGCGTTGATCGACGGCGACGTGCCGCAAGACGATAGCGCCGATGAGGTCAGATTGGTCGTGACGATCGAGGCGATATTGTTCCCCACCAGCCCCAGCGTATGGGCTTGCGGCAGACTGATACCTGCGGTCAGGGACACTGCGTTTGAGGAAGGAATCAGATTCGTGCCGGTAACGATGCCCGACGCATACAGATAGCCGGTGACTGAGAAGTCGCCCGATGCGTCGAGCGATGCAGCGCCCGCGCCGTTCGTGCAAAACGCGAGTCCTCCGCCCGTATAGGACGCCACCCGTCCGGTTCCTGTGAGGCCGCAGGCCGGTGAGTTGGGGATGAACCCTGGCGCGATCAGTCCATTCGACCACACCGGGGCGCCGGCTGAGTTGTATTCAAAGCCGCCGCCGGGGATTGCCACGTAATTGCCGGGTGCCGCGGTGTTGTCCGCCCAAACGAGCATCCAGCCATACTGCGGGATGTACACGTCCGCGTTCGCGCCGTTGAGCGTGGCCCCTGCGCCCATGGTTGCCACATCGACCGACACTAGCCCTGCGCCCTCATTCCAGATGATGATCTGGAACCCGCCGGGATAGACATAGTTCGCGCCGATGGGCGGCAAGTACGCCGTTCCCGCCCCGCTCGCATTAAAAACGACTGACTGCGGGCTGGTCGCAGAGCCCGCGATATTGAGGTTGCCCGAGGCGACATACGTGGTCGCGGTGCCGGGCAAATAGGCGACGGGCAAAAAGTCCGAGTTCGATGACTGAGAAAGCGATGCCAAGTCGACGGTGAACCCGGTGGGCAGCGACGCGCACGCGGAGGGCACTTGCGACACGCTGTTTGATGGATTGCACTGAATCGTGGATGGCGCGGCCGTAAACGCATTGGCGGCGACGAAGGCGGCGACCTGGCCGTAGGTCGCTTTTTGCGTGAGCACGCCGGGTATGACGTCTAACGTCACATCGGTCGCTTGAATGCCCGTCGATGCCGGCAATTTGCTCACGACGATGCCTGTTTCTTGCGCGTGCGCGAGAGAGGCGAGCAGTGTGAGGATGAGAAAGGGTTTAAGGCGCATACATCACCATCACTGATAACACTGCAAACCGACCGTGAAGGTCTCTGCGATGCGGGAGAATGATTCCACGCGCGAGCCATTGCCGCTGCCATCGAGCGTCAACACCGTGAAGGTGACCGAACCGCTGACGGCCGGCGCGTAGACAAAGGTCTGAATGCCCGTAGCGCCGCCGTCGTCATAGACTTTCGTGCCGCCCGCTGCCGTGATCTGCGCTGCGGTCATTTCATTGAGCGTCGAGGGCGCGGGCCAGGTGCCCCCTAAGTAGATGACCTCTTTGGCCCGGCGCGTCGTCACAAAGGGGTAGAGCGTCACGAGCGCGGAGGGCCCGTAATTGGTGATCGCCATCCCAGGGGCTTGCAAATAGATCGCGCTCGTACCGGAGAGCGCATTGGCCGCGGCATAGTTCACATTCCCGTAGCCGTACCCGGTCGGCGTCGTTTGAAACGATAGGTAGCCGTTGGCCCAGCCGTCGGCCGTCTGCCGTAGCGCGGCCTTGATGTCGGCCATTGTCCAGGACGCATGGTTTTTCTTAAGGACGCCATACACCGCCGCAAGCGCGGCCGATGTGCCCGAGGGGGTCGTCGTCTCAAACCCCTCATAACCCGACGTCATGGAGAATTCGATGTTCACGTCGGCAGAGCACTGCTGGCCGGGGTACAGCGACAAAATCGTGCTGGTCACGATGCCGGGATAGCTCTGCGGGCCGCCGCAAAACGGCCAAACCGAGATTTGGTTGTTGCTTGCCAGCGTCGAGTAGTACGTCTGGTCAATCCCCGAGATGGAATACCCGGTTGCGGACGTGTTCAGCACCGAATACGGGGCATGATTGCTCGACGTCGCGGTGGCTCCCGCAAACAAGCTGGCTCCCGCATTCGTGGAATCCGCGACTAGGGTGCCAGCCGTCGCGAACACCGTGCTGTAACTGCTGGTCTGCGCGCTCCAACTATCGCATCCATTCGCATTGACAGGCTCACCGCCGCCTGAATTGATCGAGTAGCCGGTCATGCAGGTCTGATCGACGTAGGGCGGGTTGACCGAGCCATTTAAGATCGTGACAGCCGAATTGAGCTGATTCACCGCGTGGTCCGAATTATTCAGCACGTTTTGCGCCTGGGCTGAGCTGATAGCGAGTGCCCCGATAATCAATAATTTTCGCATCGCGGATCACAAGCACACGTAGGAGAAGGTTCCAGCGGCGGCGGTTTTTACATAAACGGCCGACGTGGTGGGCGCCGTGGAAATATACGGCAGTACGGTTGCGCTATAGCCTGCGACGACGCAGAACGGCGTACGCTTGCTGAATGTGGAACCGAACGCAATCTCGCAGGTATCTACCCCGGTGGCGACCACGGCGCCGCCGTTATCGGAGCCTCCCGTCGCGAGACTGCATCCGGTCCCGGTCACGGTCGGCGCGGTGCCGTTGCCGGTGAGCCACGGATGGCCGTTCGCGTCGGATATGACGCACGGGCCTAAGTTGAACGCTACCGGCGTGCCGTAATCGCTGATAGTGCCGACCGTATCGTTAAACCAGGCGCAGTCGCCAGCGTTCGGGGTGCTGAATGTATTGTCAACCAACACGCCGTACGTGTTGCCGCCTTGAGATTCCGTCGTGCGCGCCAAAACACCCAGGCCGCCGGCCGCGCTAGACGAGTAAGACGCCTGCACGTATGGCTGATTTAACGCCCACGTTTGCGCCGTGGCATCAACCGTGATCGCGGAGTTATAATCACTAAGGGCCCATATTTGGCCGCCGCCGTTCGCGCCATTCTGACTGGCGACGACGACGACGAATGGACAATCTTGACTGATCGTATAGCCGCTCGGTACTTGCGCCGGTCGGTTCCACGCGCCCGTCTGAATTTGCCACAACCCGTTTTGCGTCGTCGTCGTCTGCCCGGTCAGCAATATGATTTTTCCCGCCTGCAACCCGGACGGAACGCCGGAAAGTGTCGTTTGCGTCGTTGCCACGGCGGATGCGGCGAACGTGCCGCCGAGCAAGACCAGGCCGCCGTCTGTCGTGACGGCGTTGCCAGGATACGGCACCGCTTGCGCGAACAGCAGCGTCGGCATCAAGGCAAAGAGTGCGAGGAATTTTGCCATTTAATTGAAGTACCAAAGATTGACGATGTAAGTCGCTCGAGCTGCGCCCTGCGGCGGGATCTGCACTTGGCCGCCATTGGCGTTGCTGAACCGATTGGCGGCGAGTGAGCCGCCATTCAAGTGGTTGAAAATCAGCGGATCAGTCGTGCTCGGATTCACAAACAGCAGCGTGAAGCCGTCTGCAACACCCGAAGCATCTACGCCGTTGATCTGCGTGCCGTTGCCGCTGTTGGTCGCGGCTGTGAGGATCAGCCGATTGGTGCCACCGCTCTCCCAATTCGGCCCAAGCACCGTGCACCCTACGTCGTTGAGCGGACCCACGCCCAGCGTCGCGCTCACCGAGACGTTGAAGCCTAAAAACACCCGCGATTGATTGCCGCCCTGCGACGCGGGGCCGGGATTGGTGTCGACGCTATAGTTTGTCACGGTCCATCCCGCCATTGCGGATGAATAGACCGTCATCGGCCGGTGGCGCGTTCGTCGTGGTGTCGGTCGTGTTAGACGCCGGAGGCCGCACGCGCAGCTCCGGTGCGTTCTCCAAGACCGGGATGACTAGCGTTTCATTCGCCGTCGTCTTTTTGAGCGGCCCAGGCATCAGTCATAGATCATCGTGACGAGATCCCCTCCCGTAGTCAGGGCCGTCTGCGCGCCATCGCCCGGCGTCGCGGAAATCCAATACCAGATGCGGGCGCCGTTGTTGATCGGGACGGGACTCGTCGCAAGGGCCAAGCCCGCCGCCGGGATCGGGATCGTGAGTGAGGCCGCCGTGGTGCCCGCAGAGGGTAGCGTTGTCGCGACCTGCTGATTGGCAGACGTCGGCGTTTGCACGCCAGTGCCCTCCCAATACAGTTTGACATACCACACGGCAGCTTCCGCGCTCACCGCGCATAGGCCGTAGAAAACCGACGCCGAACCCCCGGCCAGGAGCGTCGCCGTCACGGTCCCGGTGGTCGTCGTGATTTTCGAGCAGCGCGCCATTTACTGGATGACGGCGGGAGTATTCGCGAGATCGGGGCGGTTGACTTCGAGGTAGTACGACCCGGACGGGTAGGTGAGGGAGCCGGCGGTGCTGTTGCAAATGGCGATTGCCAACGTGTTGGTCGCGCTCACCCGCGCATTGACGATGGACAGCAGCGTATTCGGGAACGCTCCGCCAATGTAAGACACGTCGGAAATCTGGTCTCCGAGTTGCAGCCCCGGCACCGTGAACGTTTGTTCCGCGACCGTCGCCAACGCAGTCGCCGCGGGAGTGAGCGTCACTTTCAGAATGAACGTGCTGTACACGTTCCCATAATTGACCAGCATTTCGCCTATCGGCATCGCAGCACCTTTAAGTCAAGTCGAGACCGTAGACGTAGCAGTCGAGCTGCGTCGCCGTCGAGGCAGACGCCGTGGTCACGTTGAAGTAGATGTTGTAGGAGGCTGCCCCGCCCTGGCCGTTGGTGGAGCCCACGCCCCAGCCGGAAGCGAGATAAAAGCCCGTCGCGGTCGTTGTCACCGGCTGAACGGACAGCGCCGCCGTGGCGCCGGTCATGGTCGAAGTCGTCGAAGCGCAAAGCGCCGTGCCGGTGCCCGCGGGGCCCGACCACATGCGAAACTGCAGCGCGACGGACGTCCCCGGCGTGAATACGCCGTTCACATACGCGCCGGGATTGGCGAGCACGATACAGCCCGCGCCGGCACCTGCGGCCGAAAACGAGAACTGCTGCGTGTTGATGAGCGGCATGACCGCCGCATCGCCGGTGGTTCCGATGGGCACCGCTTTTTGAAAGGCGAGCAAGCGCAGGGCATTGCTGCCCTGGTACAGATTGCCGTAATTGGGCGTGGAGACCGGCGCGTAGACCGCGGTCGCGCTTTGGGTTCCGGTGGTCGCAGGCCCTGGATTGATGGTCGGCATGATATCTCCTTAGCCTGCGATCCGGGCGCCGAGCGTCCGGTAGAGGGATGCGGGACCGTAGAGCACATCCGCGCGCGTCGGCTCCGAGTCGTTGTTGATGGTGTACTGCGACACCACGCGAATGCTCATGCCGACGTCCTCATCGTCATAGGCGCGCGCCGCAAATTCCACACCGCGCGGCAGCGGCAAGTCTGCGAACGCCAAGGCGTAGGCGTACTTGTGGAAGATGAGCGACTGCGGGCTCACCGTGGACGCATAAGCCGTGCCGCCGTTGACCGTAATGGCCGCGCCCGAGGAGGGCACCGCGGTGACGTTCTGGAATTGGCCGCCGTAGATGCAGCAATCCCCGATGGTGAGCGTCAGCGTCCCGGTGCCGCTCGAGGTGTACGCACCCGTGATCGGGTTGAACGTGCCCGCGGCGAGCGCGGCAGCGCCGAAGGTGAGGCCCGGCGAGGCCGCGCCGTTCGGAGGCGCCACGAACCCGCCCGGCGGCAGCACCACGAACTGGCGCAGCGTTTTTCCGTACTGATTGCGGTTCTGCGGGTTGACCGGATAGACGCCGCCAAACTGGATGACATCGCCAACTTGCACGACGGCAGTCGAAGCAGTCCAGCCTTGCGTCGGGACCGTGCCGGACTGAGCCCAGCCCGAGGACAAAAAGGCGGTCCCAGCGACCGGCGTGGTCAGAATGGGCGTGCCGCCCTGCGCGCCGGTCGTCATCACGGGAATGTTCTGATCTTCCCACCAGTCGAGGCCGGCAAATTCCTTCGCGATCATGCCGGTTTCGATGTACTCGCCGATCTTGGCCTGCGGGTTGAACAGGCCCTGCACGGTCGCCACCATGGACGACATTGAGGTGGGATCCAGCACCGCGTTTTTCTCGCCCTCGCGCGGACAGGATTCGTTCGCGAGATACGCGCGCGCATCGGTGAATAGTTTGAGCGAGTTCGGGCTGATGCCGAATGTGCCGAAAGTCGCCGCGGTGTTGAGGTAGGCGTACTGCGCCGTGTCGGAGTCGATGCGGTTCGCGACCGTGGCGATCTGCGGCTTGAGCACGCGCTTTTTGAACATGTCCATCGACAGGCCCAAGTCCTGCGTCGTGAACTGGATGTCGACGTGGAACTGATAGTTGAGCGCGACCGGGATATAGGTCTCGTTCGTGTCCTCGACGTTGAGCGGCGGCCCGTAGGTGCCCTTGTACCGAGGCGGACGGCGCACGTTGCAGGTGTTGCCGATCTTGGCTCCAGTCTGCGCAAATTCGGCGGAATACTGGCGCTCGACGCGATTGGCGATGACCAGCTCGTTCTCGAGGACGACGAGAGCTTCATTCGTGATGTAGCTCATCGTCAGCAGATTGTTTGGCACAAAACCCTCCTAAGCGGTGAAACTTAGGAGCGCCGAACCCGAACTTACCGTCGTTTGGCTTTCGCTCGCTCGCGCTCGTATTGGCGCAGCTGCTGGAAAGTCATCTTGGCGGGGTCTAACTGCACAGGAGCTGCCCCACTGGAAACGATCGGTGTAATCGGAGCCGGAGCCCCTGCTCGTTCGACCGATTCGGAAGGTGCGGGCGGGGCGGATTTCTCCGCGGGCGTCTGCGGTGGCTTCTCAAAACCAGCTTCGATGTCGCGGACCTTGGCGACGGCCCTCGTGGGATGCACCGCCTTGATCTTCTCTGCTTCTTCGGGATGTTTCGCCAAGAAGTAAGCAATGTCGGCACCATAATCGGAATGCTTGATGAATTCAAGTGCTTCGTTTGGGAGCCATAGGGCGCTCCCCGTCACGACTTGCTTCCAGTCCGGGTATTTTTTCTCCGCCGCGGCAATCCGCTGCTGTAGCGCTGCTGCTTCGGCCTCCGCTTGCGCGCGGGCTTGCGCTTCGGCCTGAGCCTTGCGGTCATCCGCGATAGCCTTTTTCGCTTGATACGCGGCGTTGTCGTCGGAAAACTGGCGCCATAGGAATTCGCCCGTGGCGCCCTTGTACTTCGGGTCGTTCTCATCGGGGGCCTTGAGTTCTGGCTCTTTCGGCGCGTCTTTCGGGATGCGCGCCTCGAGTTCGGCCATGCGGCGGCGGTATTCCTCGCGTTCGTCAAACAGCTGCTTGGCAAAGCGCTCGTTCTCGGCCGCTTCCTCGCGTAAGGCCTCTGCGCGCTTGAGTTCCGTCTGCCAGCGCTGCGCGTATTTGCCGATTTTACGCCGCGCCTTGTCCTGCACTTCCTTGATGGTGATATCGGATAGGTCGCGGTCCTCTGGGTCGACGTGTTCGTCGGGCTCGGCGGATGCGGCAGGAGCGAGTTTCTCGCTTTGGGCTGCCTCTGGGCGCTCGCCAGGGCCATCAACAACGGGCGGCGCTGCGCCATCCCCTGCGCGCATTTCGAGCGGCGGCGCAGCCTGGCGCACCGGCGGCTTCTTACTCTCGAATACTTCCGTGGTGGATTGCCCGGTACTCGCGAGCGCGGCGCCTTCTCGGCCGCCTAGAACGACTTTGCCCATTTACCCTGCTCCATTCGATTTTTCCGCCTTCTCGCCCTTTTCGATCATCAGTTTCGCCTGCTCCAGGTCGTGGCCGCCCTTCGCGTGCGTGTCCAAAATCTTGCCAGCGACCTTGATTTCGGTGTCGACCAGCCCCGACTGCGCGTCGATGTGCGCCTTTTCGATCGTGGTCTGCGCGCGTACTTCGGTGTCGTGAGCCTTCGTGACGGCGGCCAGGTGAGCCTTGCCCATGCCGTACTTGATCTCCAGCTGCGCCTGCTGCAATTCCTGCGTGAGAGTCTGGTTCTGGATCATCAGCGCCTGCACGATGCCCTTGGCTTCATGCGGCAGATTCTCGAGCGCCTTGTTCATCCCCTGGGCGTTCATCGGCATGAGGCGATCGGCAAGGTCATCCGCGCCGGCAAAGTCCATGTTGCGCACGATGAGGTCGGCTCCCGTCTTGGCGATGGGCTCTGCCAAGGGCGTTTTGAGTAGATCAAGCATATTCTCCGCGCCCTCCTGCCGCTTGGTCTCATACCCAGGGCCCGTATCCATCACCACGTCGTAGCGGCCCACGGTCATGTTGTGCGCGATCTCGGTCACGCCCGTCGAGGGATTCGTTTTCGGCTGATTGATGCCCACCATCTGCGGCGTGCCATCATCGCCGATGATTCGCTGCATGCGCGCCTCGCCGTAGTAGTACGGGAATAGGTCTAGCAGGATTTCGCCGCAGTGAGCGATCGCCATCGTCTGGTTGTCGTAGTATTGGAAATGGCTGATGTCACTGATCGCTTGGCGCCGCCGCAGCGCCACGCCTGACACCACGGTCCCCGGCGCGTCTTGCCCAGGCTCGTGCGGCATGCCGGCCACGGCGAATAGGTTTTTCTGCGAGGATTGCGCAGCTTCCGCAAAACCCGCCTCGACTTCGACCGCCGGCTGTCGCATCGGCGGCGGGACACCGGGGATGGGTAGCCCGTCCATCCCGGTGAGCAACTTGTACTTGAGCGCCGAATAGGGCTTTTGGTTCGCATCGTCCCACTCGGGATGCCCGTCGGCCTGGCCCTCGGCCATGACCCACGGCGCTTTGGAGGACAGTGCGAGTTTTTCCGCCTTGGCCGTCTCCCAATAATTCGCGTTCCGCGCAGGGTCTTTCAAATCGCGGATCATTCCCTTACGGCGCACATCGCCATTGATGTCGAGCACATTCCCCTCGACGCGAATCACCGGGATCCAGCGCCCCGGCAGGTCGCGCTTGTCGACCACTTGCGTGCCGCTGATGCGAAACCATTGCACCTGGCGCCGTTCAGTCGGGCGCGAAATAATCTGCCCGCGGTCGTCGAGGGCGAGAGAAACCTTTGCCAAGTCGTAAGCGACCTTTTTGCGACGGTACTCAGACGCGAACACGGTATTGCCGTTCGAGAGCTTGTAGAGCGTGTCCTTGGTGCGCTTGATGCGGTAATACTCGGCCAAGCGGATTTCGCTTTTGGTCTCCCACTGGTGTGCGTCATCCCCAGGGGCGCCGTGGGTCCAGTCGTTGAGTTGCACATCGGGATACAGCCGCTTGAACGCCGTTTTTTTCATCTTCTCGCTGAAGATGAACCAGTCCATGTCCGAGCCGTCGGGGAGCTGCGCGGCGGGGTCGATGTAGCCGGTGAGCGAATTGCGCACCGCTTTGATCTTCAGTTCCTGCTCGAACGACTTTTCATCGACGTACTCGCCCACAATGCGAAAGTAGCCCCAGCCGATGCGCACGGCGCTCTCGCCGGCGGTGTCGTAGGCCACGGAGGCTTTCGAGAGCGTCTCGACGTGACGGATTAGGCCATTGGCAACGCGCGCGTCATCCAGCGTCGCATCCGAGACGGGGTGCGTTTTGATGCGCGGGCGCTGCTCCTTCATGTTGTTGACGACGCGGCGCACGAGCGTTGCGGTGAGATTGATCGTGAGCGTGGGGCGACGCTGCACCTTGCGCAGGTTGTAAATGTCGTCGGGCCATTGCTGGCCGTCGGCGAATTCCAAGTCCTCGATGGCGAGCAAGCGATTGGGCGCTTCGACTTCCTCAGCGAGTTTGAAGCGCTCGTTACACTCGGCCCAGACTTCGGCGTCTGTTTCTGCCTCGACGGTGAAGTCTTGGGGGAGCGAAGGCATTACCAGCCGCCCAACTTGGTCTGCATATCGTATAACTCTCGCTCGACAGCCTTTTCGGCCATCTTTCTGGCGAGTTTGGGTGAAATGCCAGCGTCCAAAAACACCTTTTCCGCTGTATCGATAGCTTTGTGGATGTTCTTAACTATTGCTCGATTGACGGCTCGAGCCTGCTTAATCATTTTTTCCATCTCTGTGATGTCAGGCGTTTGATCCATCATCAGGCACCGAGCCAGCTATTCTCATTGCCCGCACCAGAGAACGAGCGATTAGGCTGCGTTCCCACCTTGAACTGCACTTCGGCAAAGCGGCGCATCATCATCGCGTAGCGCGTCGCGGACATGAGGTCGTCGCGCATTTTGACGATCAGCCCATCCTTGCGGTGATACATACGAAATTCCTCCCACCAGTCGCTCAACGTCGAAAACACCTTGAGCCGCCCCGTCTGCATACGGTCGAGCATCTCAGCGATGCCGGCCTCTAGGCCATTGGTCCCGTCCGGGAATGTCGCGCGTTGCCCAAGCATTCTCAGTCCTTGCGCCCGGTACTGCGCGGCGAGCTGTTCGCCCGAGCCTTTGTCGTGTTGGAGTCCGTCATGAGGCCACGCCCAGGGGAGCCATTCGGCCCAGGGCCGGATCGAGGCTGCGAACATGGCGGGCGTTTGCTCGCGCTGGCGGTGGCAGGCGATGACGTAGAGGCAATCGCTGTCGCGGTCCCAGGCCATCCGAACTGCGGCGGATGGATGGTCCCAACCAAAGTCCAAACCGCCCAACTGCGGCCAGTAGCGAGGAATCTGAAAGGGCTCGCAGACAAGCTCGCTCTCGGCGATGGGGAATACTCGGCCACTACCCAACTGAGGGATACCGCGGGTTCTCGCATCACGCTCATACTCAGGATAGCTCGCTATGATCGCCGCTCGTTGCTCGGCAGTGTAATGCGTCACATCGTCGATCGTCATCTGCGTAACGTGCGTGCCGGGAACTTTATCGAGCATGAAGCGCTTGACCACGTCCGACATGCCTAAGAGCGGCGTAAACGTGACGAATACCGGGCCCAACGTGGTGTTAGTGCGCGTCAAGCCCTCCATGTAAATATCGAGCGGCGGTTCCTCATCGAACCAGCACAGGTCCAGCGTCTCGCCCTGCCACTTCTCGCGGCCTTTTTCGTAGGATTTGAGCGCAATGTGACTCACATCCCCGTTTAGGTGTTGAACTTTAATGGAATCCTGCAAGTCCGGTTGGCCGCGAGCGGCAGTGATATCGACGATTGTATCTTTCGGAATAGTCCCCGTACCGAACTGGCCTGGACGTCCAAGTAAAATCCTTTGCACGTTATCTCGAGTTGACTCTCCGGTGATGCCGGCGGCCCAGCCCACGATAGGTCGATCGTAACGTTTCCCGGCCCAGTCTCGGGGATATCGACCAGTAGCGTGCATCGCATATTCCATCCCCGCGGCGAGCGTTTTGCCGAGCTGGTTGCCGGCCATCAGCAGCCGCTCGCGGTGATCGCGGCCGGCGGCGTGAAACGCTACCTGCTTCGGATACGGCTGATAGTCAGTCAGCCGGTCCTGGCTCGCTTTCAGCGCCTCGAGCGCCAGGCATTGCTCCAGCAGCGAGTAAGGATTGAAGGGTAGTGATGGCGGATCGGAGGTCATCGCGGCTCAAGTCACTCACCAGGCTCTCAGGGTCGATGCGCCCGCGCAAGATCGAGCCCACCGTCTTGACGTAGCCCACCGGGTCGATGCGACACGCTTCGGAGATTGCCATCTTGCCGTGCTCGCGCCAGTGCTCGAGCATGTCGACCAGAAACAACTCTTCGAGCTTGCTGCGCGCACCTTTCGGCCGGCCGGCGGGATTGCCCGACTGGCCCGGCTGCCACGGCGCTTTGAGACATGCAACGCTCGCTCCCATCGCATCAGCGCAGCAAGGAGCTGCCGCCCTCGACGAAATGCAGCAGATACAGCCATTTCGTTTCGGCGTTCACGCCGCATCCTCAATCACGATCGCCACATCCGCCTCACGACACAGAATCATTTCCTTGCCGCCCCACCGGAACGTCTGGAACAGATACCCGCGTAGCTCAAGGCCACCCAATTCAACCACCTCGCCCACCTGGAGGTCCGTCGGAGTGAAATGCCGGGAGTCCCAGCTTTTGGTGCGTTTGCCCTTTGGGCCATCGTACCGTTTGCCGTAACAGCCAGGGCCAACGGCGCGCACGACACCGCGTAGAGGTTTGCCGGTGTACACGACATGGAGGGCGGTACTTGGACGCCAGGCCAGGGGCTCGATGACGATGCAATCGCGCAGGGGCTTGATGGTGGATTCGGCGGCGATGGAGGTGATGGTCTCATTGCCGATGCGCGTGCCGGGTGCGTCCTCCAACATCACTTTTTGAGCTTCGCGCGCTCGCCTTCGGAGTAGGCGACGGCCTCGCGCTGCGTCTTTTTCGGGAACTTGCGCTTGGCCTCTTTGCTCGTCACGTACTTGCTGACGAAGGCGCCCAAGGTCTCGCCGTGACGTGGCTCTGGCATCAGACTTTGCTCGGGTCCGGTGCCGCGCCGATCGACACATCGCGCAGGTCCGACACATCGAACCGAACGCCGCCGCGGCCTGGGTCAAAGCGGTCCTGGCCGTGCGGGCCGGAAGGGCGATCATCGCGCCCCAACACACGCGCCACGGTCTGCGCGCCGCTTTCGAGGATCATGCCAGGCAGTGGCCTGCCCGAGCTGCCGACGACAGCCCTGCGGTCATTGAGCGGCGCTCCGCTCGAGCGCACGATGGGACGCTTGTCGCCCTGGCGGTTGCTCACTTCGGCCCCCGGCACTCCGGGCTGGTCAGATCGGACTTGTCGGGCATGTCGGGCACCTTGAAGCGGATGCCGGCGCCGGTCGAGGAGCCCACGCCCATATCGGCTGCGACGGTTTCCTTCTCGTGGCGCCCATGGCCCTTGAATTCGCCCCTCATCGACGCCTTGTTGCCCTGGCTTTTCTGGCTCATGGATCACTCCGGTTAACTGGTAGCGCGTTTCTAGCACGGCGGCGGCGACGGTGCAAGTTCACCGACAAGCCGAAAGGTGCGGGCAATATGGCGGGCGACGGGTTCGGGGATTTTGGCGATCATGGCGCTGGCGGCTTTGCGCGAATCCGACTTGCTGCTCGTCATGCGCGAAATGGACGGCTGTTCCGCATTGAACCAGTCGCCGCCGCATTTAATGCCGTTCTCGGCTGGATTCGTCCAATGTCCGGTAGGTCGGTGGGGCACCCCTTTACTGCCCTCTCTGAAGCGCTGTGCGGCGGTCACATTGAACCCCTGAGCCTTGTAGCCGGGTGTTCCGTGCTTGGACCAGCCCAGTCCGCCGACTTTGGGGATTCCGAGTGTCATTGGCATCAACGCCGGCACATCTCCCCAAAAGTGAAATGAGCCGTAATTCCACCGACTGCGACCGACCCAGGGCTGCGCGCCGCGCACATTTTCGACCACCATTGGCACATGCCGGCCGGCCGCCTCTGACGCCTCGCGCTGAATCCGAAAGCAGGCGTTGAACAGGGCTAATTCTTTTGCCAATTTTACGGGATCGCTGCGCACTTCGGCCGCTAGGGACTTGGCTCGAGCCCAAGGCATCGCGCAATAACTGAAAAATTGACAAGGCGGCGACGCGACGACCAGCGTGGCATCCTTGAACTGCGAGCCGTGCAGCGTCAACACGTCCTGAATCACGAGCTGCGCGGGATAGCGATGCTCGCCGTAGACGTGATGTTCGATGTCGAAGCCGACGACATCATAGCCCTCGGACAGCAGCCCCTCCGCCCAGCCACCAAGGCCGCAGAAAAGATCAATCGCAAATGGCTTCATTTGCCAACACCCTGCACCGCCTCAACGTGCGCGATCACGTCCTCGCGATTGCGCACGCAGACGACGACGCTGCCCCACTCGCGCGCAAAGCGCTCCTGGTTCGGCCGCAGCTCGCCGTCGGCGGTTTTGATCTCCACGATGTGCACGACCGGGCCGCGCTTGGTGGGGATCCTGCAAACGATGTCGCCAAACCCGCCTCCCACCGCGTGCGTGTCGATGACGCGGCACAACAGCGCTTCGTAGGTGTCGACGATCTCGCGATGATTCGCATCGGTGCGGCCCAGGGCAGCGCGGGCGCGGGCGCTCATGCAGCCTCCGGCGGCAGGTCATCGCCCAGGTCGTCGCGCCTTGCCGCTGCCTCGGCGCGCTTGCGAATCTGGCCGACGCGCGCGGTGGTGAGGTTATACGCGCGTGCGATCGCGGCTTGGCTCTCGCCGGCCCGCAATCGCTCGACGATCTGCCGGTCGCGCTCGGTTTTATCGGTGGGCTGGTGATACACGCTTCGTCCTCCGTGTTGGTTGCTGACTGGTCTCGCTCATGCAGGCTCCGGTTGGCGTGCCTTCGGGCCCGGTTTGAACGAATCGAGCGCCTTGCGATAGCCGTCCGCGTCCCCCTGCATCATCATCACCGACCAGCCAATCCGATCGCCGTTCGGCATGTCGATGACGACGCCGCTGCATTCCGCACACCGCTCCGAGCTCTTCGGCCGCGTGGCATCCCACCACTCTCGGTACACGTAGGTCCACGGCGCCGAAAACGCCTTATCGCTCATCGTGCCGGCTACCACTCGATCGTGCAGTTTCAGCGTCGCATACGCGCATAGTTGCTCCTGGATAGTCGGGCCCTTGTCGGTGCGTACGATCGGCATGTTGGCGATCGCCTGCACGAACTGCCCGAGCGTCGGCGGATGGATCGGCGACTCGCGCATCGTGATGCGCAGCCCGTAGGCGATTTGCTCATCCGTGAGGTCGTCGAGCGCCTCGATCCATGGGTCCGTCGGCGTGGCGCCGAACGCCTCGGTGAAGCGCGCTCCGTACGCCTGCGTGAGCCGCTTCCACAATTTCGTCGCACGTACATCAGGTTTCATTCAGGCCCTCCATCGCGATTTCGAAGCGGGTTTTGCGGCGGGGTGGATCGTGGCCGTTCGGCGTGGGCTTGCGGTCCGCCTCGCTGCGGCACCAGTTGCGCCAGGTCGCGTCCCAGTCGAGCTTGCGGGCCTTCGCGCCGGCTGCGGCCAGCCAGTAATCGCGAAACTTCGCGAACGTGCGTTCCGGGTCGATCGACTCGGCCTGGGCGATGGCTCTGCGCTCGGGAGTCAACGCGAAATCATCGCTTAGTCGAGTCGAGGTTGAGCGCTTTGCGCGAGACGGTGTGCCCTCCTCTCTGAGTATGGTCTGGTCTGGTCTGGTCTTGGTCTGGTCTGGTAACGCTGATCCGTTACAGGTTGTTACGCTGGTGCGTTTCACGTTGTTACGGTGTCGCGTCACACGCTTTTGCGTGAGCGCTTTTTTTTTGGCCTCGGTGCCGTTATGTGTTTGAAATCCTGGCAGTTCTACCGATCCATCGGGGAGAACTAATAGCCACTCCTCGGGTAGCAGATCGCAAAAACCAGGGATGCCGAGCCAGTCATCGATCTCAGTGGGCGACATGTCGAGAGAATCATCACTTCGCGCATGCGAATCAGCGTGCATCCACAGGCGTGTCAATGCGCCAATCACCAGCGTTACACCATGCAACGCATGTGCGTTACCGAGACCCTTGGCGATGCGCCGGACGCGCGGATCGGTCTCCAGGTCTTTCTCGATTTTGATCCAACCGCTCATGCGAACAGCCTTTCCTGCGTGAGCGTTGCCGGGAGACAGGCTGGCGAATACCAGACGCACTCTCTATCCGTGGTGTGGCCGCCTGAATACGTGAGACGACC